CATTATACTAAGTTTATTATATCTTATTTTTTAACATGAATTCAGAATTTATAGAAACCATTACAGAGGAATGGATTTTGTCCCAAATGGAAGAATTAGGATTAAAACGCAAAGACCTAAAACAGGATATAGGGCTGGATACTGTATATCTTTCTTTGTTTTTTGCAAAGGAAGATAATCCGAGAAAAATACACCTTTCAAAGACCACAAAAGCCATGTTCTATTATTATTTTGAATGGAAAAGAAGCACTCTACAAAAATGAAGCAAGACTATTTAGGTTGTTCCTTATAGGTTTTTTAAACTCAAAATAACAACGCATGAGCATCATATCCCTGTAATCAGGAGAACGCCCTAAACCTTGTTTTATATCTTCTTTTCCTAAAAGCGTAACCACATCAGTATCTGGAATCCGCTCTATTGTATCCAGTTCTTCTTTTATGTGTTCTTTCTGCTGTTCGGATAGTTCAGCGGAAATATACATTTTATTCTCATTGATTATCCTCTCTGCTAAATAGACCAGCATTTGAGTTTGTAGATTTCTATATTTAGGAGTATCTTTTCTTCCCTCACTAACTTCTTCATCAAAAGGTCGTGCATTGTTCACAAATCCTACCACTCCTAAATTATCAACCACGCCACCGCCTACACCATCAGCATCTACAATACAATTAGATTTAGGAATATTATACCTGCTTTGCAGTGTTTGTATGCAGGATTGTATTTCAGTGGTTTTACTTATTTCAAATTCATAGACCTCTACAAGTTCCCAGTCTTCCCAGACGCCAATAACAGCCTTATCAGAACCAAACCTTGCTACATCGGCAGTGATGTATTTTTCTTTTCCTTTTTCTATGTGTGAGTTAGTAAAGGATTCTAAAATCTTATCGTAGATACAAAGTTTATATGGGTTATCATCATACTCCCAATTACCTTTCAAAAGCCTTTCTTTCTTTGCTTTGTCCGATGTGCTTTCCAGCTGTTCTATATAGTCTTGACCAATAAATGGGTTTTCCTGCACAAAAGCCTGTAAAAAAGTTTGTTTTTCTGTGAGTTTTCCCTCCAAAGATGGTTTGTAAAAATAAGAATACATCCAATTCTTTTTAGGGTTGCAGGTAATGAAGATTTTAGGTGTCAAGTTATACTCATCATTAAGATGTCTCCCTACCCTTGTCTTTAAAACATCAAAAGCACCAAAATTAACCTCTCCTCCTTCTTCTATCCAGCCACCTGTGTATTCTACCGAACCATATCGCTCATATAATGGGTCTCTTGGAAGATATCGTAAATCCAGCATATCTATTTGAGAGCCGTTTTTAAAGCGAATAAAGTTATCTTGTCCGTTGTAAGCAAATTCTGATTTAGGGATGCCGTAAGCATCGCAAACCTTATAAAGGGTAATAAGGGTAGACATACGAAGTCGCTTTAATTCTTCCCTGCCTATAAACCATTTTGTCTTTGGAAATGCCAAGCACTGGAATACCAGCCACGATGCACCAAGCCAGCTTTTCCCTCCTCCTGCTGCACCACCATAAAGAAACTCACGAGTAATATTGTCCGTAAGGATTTTTAAAGCCTGTTCTTGCTTTTCGTTTTTCTTTCCCTCACGAATTGTTATAAAGTCAAAAATCCCACGAGTATAAGCGTGGGTTTTCAAACCTAATGGGTCAATATTACTCAGAATGTTCTGCATCCGTTAGCCCTTTTTCTGCATTTATCAATTCTTTTATTGCTTCATCAGAAAGTTTGGAATAATCAAAATGATTTTTGTTTTCTACTTCCATTTCCACCTCTCGTTTGTCTCGCCACATCTGTGGATTTCTGTTTTTAAGCCAAAATATCTGTGCCGAAGTCTCTGGCGGATAGTAGTCTTCTACTTCTACCACTTCTACTTTTTCTTTTGAACTTTCTCCATTTATCGTTTCTCTGATTTTAATTGGCACTTGTCTCTTCTCCCTGTATCCTACTGCTTTTTTATAGAGCATAGATGCTACATTAGAGTCAGCATCCTCTTTTCCCTTTTTTAGGGACTCCGAAAACTCAGGGTATTTATTTTTCCATTCGTTTAAGGTTGATTCTGAAATCTCAAACAAGTTTGCTATTTGAGTATCTGTAAGCCCAGCCAAGCAGTATTTAAAAACCTGCGGAACATGGTATTCTTTATTGTATTTTGTTGGTCTTCCCATATTACTCATTGTCTATCAATTCTGCGAGTTCTTCGCCTTTTACAAATTTAGTATCTCCGTTTAGGTGGAATCTTTCTAAAAAGAAGACTTTATTTTCATAGCTGTCAAAAGAAACCATGAAATAAGGGTCTCCTTCATATACCGCACCTTCTTTTACCTTTTCTTTAATCTCTTTAATTTTTGCTTTCTTTTCTTCATAGGAAGGCTCGTTGTCGCTCTCTACCTGCTCTTCCTCTCTTGCTGCCTCTTTCTTCTCTGCCTGTGGTTCAAATGTCGGAATATCTATTTTAATATCTACTGGGATTTCTACTTCTACGAATGACAAATCTACTTCATCCAGTCCAGCAAGATTTACATCAATATCAGGAATCATTAGCGCTAATTTGGCGTAGTCCATTTCTCCCTGAACGGATTTAGAGTTGAAGAAGATATTTAATTCCTTTTCTGTTTTTAAATCCACATTGACAACTTCCACTTTTATTTCATAGTCATTGTCTTTTGTTTCAGGATTGTATTTATTTACTTCATCTGCTATGGATAGTTTTTGATGTCCTGAAACGAGGTTTTTGGTTTGCTCGTTCCATACCATACCCCCTATGATTCCGTTTTTCTTTATATTGGCTTTGAGTTGCTTTCTTGCCTCTTCGGATATTTTACGAGGGTTGTAGTCAGCAGGAGTTATTTCGCTTCTCCAAACTATTTTGGTTTCACTTTGTTTTATTTTGTTCTGCATAGTCGTATTCAAATAGTATTCTTTCTACATCAGGATATTCTGCAATAACCTTTTTAAGGTCGTTTGGTTCGTTTTGTCTGCACCAAAGGAGAAAAGACAAATCCATTATGTCTGTCCCTTGACTTCTGGTGTTTCCAGTGTTGCCGTATTTAAGTGGTTCTATTAGGCGTTTTTTCTTGATGAAATTTAATACATCTTTATTTTTCCATTTAGATAGAGGATACACCTTTTTTGTCTTCTCGTTGGTTATCTCGTTCTCGTAGCCTCTTAACATTAAGCGCCTGTTTAGACTATCGGACTGCTTGAATCCATATACTGCCCATTCTATACCTGTCTGCTCTATGATTTTATCGGTGATTTTTGACAAATTATATTCAGCATATGGTATCTGTTCTGTATCTGCGATGCCCATTTTTTTGTAATTATAATAGGCGTAATGTGGTGTCTGTATAAATTTAGCATTCTTGTATCTATTTTCAGCCCATCTTATAAACTTATTGATATGGTTAAGGTTTTTAACCATATACATATAAACACAAACCACCTGTTTAAAATACGGGCTTAATAACTCAAGTAGAGCGATGCTGTCTTTACCTGCGCCTGAATGAAAGAGCAAAACCCTTTCTGTTTTTTCAGAAAGAGTTTTGATACTTTTCAAAGTAGAATTTAACAACATTACGAAGCATTTGTTCTAAATGAAAAACTTCGCCCTCTCACTTTCGCCCCGTTAGGGTAAGAATAGGTTGTCGCCTTCTTTGAAGAGCCACCGCCTTTTTTTGCTGGTTCTGCCATAGTATTTAAATTTAATTGGTTATTAGTTTTTTTAAGGTTAGATATTTATTTTTTCAATGATTTTACCTAAATAAATAGTAAATACTGATTCATCAGCTATTATTTTGCCGTTAATATCAAATTCACCGCTCAACTCTATATCTTTAACCTCTACTACGATTTGCGGTGCGTTCTTTGCGTAACCTCTTTGAAATTTCAGTGTTTCATATTTTTGTAAGCCTACGATTTCGCCTTTTTCATCTACCACGCAAAACCTATCAATCCAAAATGGCTTAAATTCTCTGTATTCTTCAGTCTTACGCCCTGATAAAATTTCATCAAACCAATGGTAGGTTAAAATCAATGTTGATGCTCTTTTTTTTGCTTTCATTTTTTTATTTTTTTAAATCTTTCTATTGTTTCTATTATTGTTATTCGGTCGAACTTAAACCCTCGCAAGTAGGCTAACCGCTCTAATTGTTCAAATCTTTCTGTGCCTATTTTCTTTATCAGGTTCTCTCGGTATGGTATTAAATTACCGTGTTCATAGAGGTTGCATTGTACGCACTGGCTGTGAATATTATCTAAATCAAACCGCACGCTACCATAATTACCCCTGCTGAAGTAATGCCCTGCGTTACATTGGCTTTTTGATTTCAATTTTTTGCATGATATACAAATAAAATCGCCCTGTTCATTTATCGCATCTCTTTGCCTTACATAGGCATTTACAAGTTTTTGGGCTTCTTCTATCAACTTGCCCAGCTTCTTATTTTTATACTTTTGTATTGTTTTCGCTTCTATCACCTTACAAAGGTCGCACTAATATAATTATTTTTGTTAAATAAAAGCGGTTTAAAGTGCGAAAAATCAAACTTTTACATTTTAAAAACCGCTTTTTGTGACATTATACTAAATTAAACTTTTTAAAGCATCTAAATTCATTTATTTCAGTGTCAAAATACACTTGAACAGTGTCATTTTGTTTGCGCTGGTTTTGTTCTGTTTTTGGCATCAAATCAGGGTTAAGAGTACCCCACGCCTCACGAATTTCGCCATTTACTTTTTGAAAGTAGAATTTAACTATTTTAGTCTGCATTTCTTTTTTTAGCTTAAAATTTGCCCAAGCTTTTTTCAAACATTCTGAAAAGCTGATGCCTGTTTGTTTGAAGAACTGCCAAGCAAGGCTCATAATATTTTTTAGGTTTATTGTTTTCATTTTTTTATTTTTTTAAGTTAATATTAAGCGATTAGCTGTGAATTTAACGCACCCTCTACGAGTTTCGCAGTGTGCTGGCTTCTGATTTTTTCAAAAGCCTTTTTTGTTACAGTATAAACTTTGTAGCCTTTATCTGAAAGGTAGCAGAATGATACCCCACGCCCTTTCAATTCAAGGTTAGTGTAAAGGCTTTTATACTGCCCCATTGTTTCAAAAAGTATTTCTACTTTTTCAGTTTCAGATGCTGAATATTTAGCAACTGCATTGTTGTGCTGCTGAATAGCAATGCCATTGAAAGCCACTTGCCCACGCCCGCACTCTTTCACTTCTAAAACATTCAGTTCAGCATCATAAGCAACTGTTCTGAACAGGTCGAATGCTACTTGTGTAGTCTGAACCATTACACCTGTATTAGTAGTTTCTGTTTTTCTAAATCTATTTATCATTGCAGTTGCCATATCTTTTTTGTTTTTTTAAAAGTTAATATTTATTTTTAAAAGCCTTTTTGTGACTTGCTTAGGTCGGTTGGGTTAATCTATGAATTTAAGTAATTTTATAATACGATTTAGTGTTTCTTTGTTTTCGTTTACTGTTTCATTTAGGTGGTTTAAGTCTAATCTTACAAAGCCTCTGATTTGGTAGTAATCGTAATAGAACTTATCTACTATTGCTTGCAGTATTTCTCTGAATTGTTCAAATGATTTGTTTAATTTGTCGTTCAAAGCATCTGCATTGTATTTTAGTTCTTTTTTTAATCTCGCAGTGTCATTGAATAGCTCGTTTATTGCGTTGCTATCTCTTCTTATCAATTCTGCTACTATGATTTTTTTTGCTTCTAATGTTGTCATATCTTTTGTTTTAATTTTCTTGTGCAAATATATAATATATTTTAATATAACGCAAATATTTTCTAATTTATTTTACAA